GCTTCTCATGTTCAGAATTTCTGTTTGCAAGGTTCTCGGTAATAGTTTGAATTTCATGCTCAAGATCTCTGATTTGTCTCTGGTTGAGGCTAATCCGAGTATTGTTTTGAGAAATGCCATGCGTTAAACTTGTAATCTCCTGAGTAAGGACAGTGAATTGACGCTCTCGTTCCTGTTCGAACTTGATAGTGTTTTCGAGTTCTTCGTAACCTTCCTTTAGTTCCTTTGCCTTATTTTGAGCATCACTAATTCTATTTAACCTAAACTCTTCTTCTATAGTCTGAGTACAGGTAGGGCATACCGTATTTTCAGTGAAAAACTTATGTTCTTTGGTAATTGTACTTACCTTTTGAGAAATTTTACCCTTGAGATTGTTAAGCTTTACTAACTTATCTCCAGCACCAATGACTTCTTCCTGTTCCTTAGTAAACTTATGAATCTCCTCTTCCGTCTTGGCATTCTCCTCCATGTATACACCAACTTCTTTGTCAAGAGAAGCAATCTTCCCTTTGTTGGCATTGATGTTGGCATGTCCCCGATTCTCCAACTCCTCAATGAAGTTTTGCTGCATCTTCATCTTGTCTTTGAGATTTTCCTTCTTCAAATCCAAAGACTTAATCTGATCTTTCTGTACTCTAATCTTGTCTTTGATTAGTCCATTCATTGCGGAGAAGATTCTGATGTCCAACAAATCTTCAATAACCTCACGACGATTAGACGTGGTGAGTTGCATGAAAGGCACAAAAGTGCTGCTGCCCAAAATAACAATCTGAGTAAAGGACTTATAGTTTACCTTGAGAATATTTTCCTCCAGGATGCGTTGATTTGAACGATCGTCTGCTTCCTTGTGAAGCGGTGTTCCATTTACCTCAATGTCAAACACATTAGGTTTGATTCCCCGACGAACAAGATATTCACGACTGTTTACAGAAAACTCAATCTCCACAACACATTCTCTCTCGTTGGTTGTATTCACCAACTGAGGTTTGTTAATCTTGCGAAAAGGCTTATTGAAAAGAACAAATGTAAGTGCATCCAACATTGTGGATTTACCAGCACCGTTTGTTCCGATTATGAGATTTGTATGATGTTTTTGAAAATCAATTTCCGTAAAACTGTTTCCAGTAGAAAGAAAATTTTTGTATCTAATCTTCTTGAAGGTTATCATTCAGTTTAGGGGGAATAACAATGTCATTAGGGGTTATCACTGCATATTTGTAATTATACATCTTACACGTCTTTAATGCAAGTTCATCATCAACCTCCACCACGTTCATCAAGGTTTCTTCTTGATCTTCGAGCATCATAGCATAACGCTCTGCGTCGTCCTCGTCCTCAAAGAGAAATAAAACTTTATGTCCATATTGATCTTGGACAGCATAGGCACCGTCCTCTTTATTATCTTTGAGAGTGAGAAGAAACATTACTCTACTTCGCAAGCTTGTCTATACAAATCTTGGAAGATACCTTTGATGATATTTTTATCAAATTCAAATTCAGATTCATCAATATAACGATTCAAAATAGAAATTGTATTTTCATCATCATCGACTTCAAACTCTTCACTTTCATGAATGTCAAAGTTTTCTACAATTTTTAGTTCTTGAACACCAACAGTGTAGAGTTTATCAATAAACTTCTCAAAATCTTTTGGATTGCTCTTTTTACGAACAACTACCTTGACAATTTTGTTTTCATACTCCGTGGCATTAAAGAGTTTGTAGTTGGTATCCTCATAATAGATGTTATAAAATAATTTATAAGGATTGTTGATTGGGGTTAAAGTAAGGGTTTCCGTATCAAAGATATGAAAACCACGAGTATCATTTACGTCCGTCCAATACATCTCATAAGGATTGCCTAAGTATGAGATTCTTCCGTCAGTCGATCGAGTGTGATAGTGTCCCGAGAAGACACGTTCGAACTTCTCAAATAGTTTGCTTTCCAAACCATGCTCCATGATGATTTGTCGATTAACTCTAAATCCTTGGAGTTCCAGGTGCCCCATCGCACACCTGCAAGAAGTCGTTTTGATAGTGTTAAGAGATAGTTCTTCATTTCCTTGATTAATCCACGGTAAAAATAAAATGTCCAGTCCACCAACATTAACTTCTGTTGGTTTACTATAAGTTTTGATATTAGGATAAGTTTGCAAAAGAAGTTCTGGAGAGTTGACTTCATTTGTATTTTTATAGTATGTGTCATGATTCCCAATAATCATATGGACATCATACTTTTTGAGGGGATTGAATACCACTCTTTTTGCCCATTCAAGGCTTTGATAGTCAATGGACTTCCGACTATCAAAAGCATCACCCATGTGAATGACTGCTTCTACTCCATGCTCCTCCAGAGCAGGAAAAAATACGTTCTTATAGAAGGTTTCAAAATAGTCGTGCAGATACTTAGAACCTTTCCTTGCCCCATAGTGTGTATCTGTAATGATGGCAACCTTCATCGATTCTTGTATGTGATGTTATCCTTGATGGTATTATAGTCCGAACTGCTGCCAGAAAGCAAGCTATCGTCAACCATCATAACCTCATCAAATCCAGTTCGTTCAATAATCTTGGTTTTAATATCCAACTGCTTCTTCTCCTTCTGAATCCTACGAAGAAAAGCGTAGTGAATGATTTGAGTGAAATAGGCAAAAGGATTTTTAGATTTCTCTGGATCAAAGTTGTGAATGTATTGAACGCAGTTTTCAATTCCATCCGAAATCATGTCCTCACGGAACATGTAGTTCACAAAGTTGGGTTTGTATGAAAGGTGAGTAGCGATTTTCAAAAAGCACTCGCCCAAGTAGTTTGGAATGGGTGGTTTGCCTTCCCACTGCTTTCCTCTTTCTTGTTTTGGTTGCTCGGTGAGATCTTTATTGAAAGTCTTCATATATGATTTTTCCACCTTGGTTCGGTAGACAATCATTGCCTCTAACAACTCTTTATTGTTTACATAATGTTCTGGTTTTTTTCTGGACATAACATTGGACTCAGTATAATATAAGTTGTTATTATTATAGCATACTTTAAGGGCTTGACAACACCTTGAAATATGTGTAGACTACCTTTGTCCGGGTTGAAGAGTGAGATCTAGCCTTCTATAGAGTTATTAAAGATATCTTCAAGTTTTTTCCTGGCATCTTCTACTGAAGACAAATATCCCATCTTCTTTGATGGTTTTGTTTTACCAGATTTATTAGATGGTTTACGTACTTCAAAAGAATCATCATCTTCAATGTAACTATTGTAAATATCAATCAATCTATCATCTTTAGTTTCTGTCATAGTAATAATTTTATCTTGTTTGATGATAAAAATATCATCAGTAGACATTTCTATCCAAGATTTAACTTTAATATGAACACCATGGTGTGTTTCAATTATTTTTATCGTTATTGGATTTTGAAGAATAACCAAAGGATCTCCATCGTTATCATCGATAGAAACTAGTGACAATATTTCTTCGCCCGATGTAAGTTTTATAATAGAGTAAAATTCTTCTTCCATTTAGTTCTTAAGCGGTATGTTTATAATGTCATAATTAAAGTTCTCTTCGTTATAAACTTTGATTCTTTCGATTAAGTGATTAAGGGTATAATTTCTCCTAGATTTGTAGGAAATGTCGTCAGCAATATCATATAAAGTTGCTTTTGTTTTGTTATTGCCTTTTCTGAGGACTCTTCCAATACTTTGCAGATTTCTAATTCTGGACTTTGAAGGAGAAGCAAAAATAACATTGTGGAGATTCTTAATGTTAATTCCTGTGGAGAATGTTCCGTATGAAGCGACGATAATCGCGTTGTTTTCCTTCTCAGTAATCTCCCTTACTTTTTCTCTATCTTCTGTTGCCACACCGCCATGAACAAAAAATACGTGACGATTTTCAACGCTACCAGTATTTATTAAATCGAATAAGGGTTGTCCGTGCCCTTCAACTCGGGAAAATAGTATGAGCGTATTGCCTTTAAGATCAAGGGCAAGGTTACGTATAAACTTGTTGCGTCGTTCATGATTGATAATGTACTGGACTTCTTCTTCAAAGTTTTCAAACTTATGTGGTGAGTGTTTCAATAGAAGCACGTTGATGTCTAACTTGGCAACGTGTCCCTTCTTCATCAGTTCTTCTGTTCTGATGATTTTATATGAAGGACCGAATAAACCTTCCAATACCCATTTATGAGTTTGAGTTCCATCAAGAGTGCCTGTAAAACCAAATCTGTATTTTGCATCAGAAAGTTTTCCCATTATAGATATTAGAGACTTAGATTTGAACTGGTGTGCTTCATCTC